CATCAGCCAGCGGAGAGAGCCGTTGTTGAACTTGTCGGGAACTGCGCGCAGGCCCTTGTAGAACACATCCAGAACCATTGCGCCAGAGTTGATGCCGGACACATCGACAACGTGGCCGCCCTCCTTGAACTGCTTGACCCAGCCGTCGTTCACCTTGAGGAAGTCGGCGTCATCGACAGTGCACAGCTCGGTGGCCTCGCCTGCGTTGAATGCGCCTGCAGTGTGGGATGCGGTGTACTGGTAGACCTTCTTGTTGCATGCGACGAGGTCGCCAATAGCGTAGATCTCAGAGGCGCTGAACTCCTTGACCTTGGCATACCGTTCGTCGCCGTTCAGGCACAGGTCCTCGCGGTCGCAGCCAATCTGACGGGTCATCAGGTTGGTGACGATGGTCTCGTAGTTGGAGCCCTCGACGTTTTCGCGCAGGGTCTCCTCAGTGATTTCCCACGGCAGACGGACAGGGGTGCAAGCGTATTCCAGCTTGCCATGCTTCACGCCGGAGCGGTAGCCGTCGTCGGTGTTCTCGGTCTTTTTGCGCAGCAGACGGCGGCCGACGCCAATCTTGTCGATTTCGCCGGTCTTTGCGGAGCGCAGCTCGTGGCGGACGAGGCCGCTCAGCGGAGTGGCCTCAAAGGTCTGCTGAATGAACTTCTTCGCCTGCTCCGGGTTCAGTGCGCCGCCAGCGGCCAGACCGGCGGTGGTGATGGTCTGGCCTGCTGCGTTCACGATTGCCTTATTGCTTCTCATGGTCATAGTGCTTGTTCCTCCTTACAGGATACCAGCGAGATAGTGCGGCTCGGACTTCTCGACAGGGTCCTCCGGGTCGCCATCATCGTTCAGGTTGGTCGGCAGGCCTGCGGCCTTGCGGACGGGTGCAACAGCCTTTGCGACGGCCTTTGCGACGACGTCCGCAACATTCTCGGCGGTCAGCAGCTCCGGGGTCTTTTCGGGCTCCTCCTGCTGGCCGAGAGCCTTTGCGACGGCTGCCTCGACCATCTTGCCGACGGCATCGACGGTCAGGCCTGCGGGCTCTGCTGCCGGTTCTGCGGCTTTCTGGACGGGGTCAGTCGCGGGCTTCTGCTGGGCTTCCAGTGCCTTGGCGACGGCTGCCGCCACGGTATCTTCGATTTCTTTCTTGGTCACTTCGGTTTCCTCCTGTTCTTCTTCGGGGAATTTATCGAGGAACTCCCCGAGGTTTGTGTAGATGGACTGCAACGTGCTGCGGTTGGCTTTGCTCATGGCCTTGCCAGCCTTGATGACGGCGCAGCTTTCGAGCGATTTCGCAACGGGCTGTCCTTTGGTGAGCAGCTCGGTGACGATGTTGTTGAAGTCGTTCAGGGCGTTTCGGATGGTCTCCTCGTCCGACGCAAACTCCCAATGGTCATTCTCCCAGTTGTACCGATACAGAACGTCGTTGAGCGCGTAGAACGCGGTCCAGAAGTTGTCGCTCTGGATGCGCTTGGTGTAGTTGTCGGCAACTTCGCCTTTCTCGACAACATCAAAGCCGAGGGCAGCGGCCATCTTCTTGAAGATGCCGCGCATACCCTTTTCGGGCTGCTCCTCCGCCTTTGCCACTCCGTCATCGGGCAGCGGGTCGTCCTCGTCGCTGTACTTGCCGACGCCGCCCATGGAAAAGCCGGTAATTTCGCCTTTCTGGACTTTCTCGAAAATATCCGGGTCGTCCACCTCGACGGTCATCATCCATGTGCCTTTCTTGATGGCCTGCTCTCCGACGCTCATATCGCAAGGCGCGACATAGCTCTCGACGACGGCCGCCTTTTCGAGCGGCTCGAACGAGTGCTGCACATCCACCTGATTGCCGTTCTTGGCGAACCAGTACGCGGCCTTGGTGATTTCCTGCTCCGTCATGTAATTGCCGTGGGCGTCCTCTGTGAGGGGCTCATAGACAATGCCGGTGATGTAGTGGCTATCAGCATCCGCGTTGACGATTCGGCCGTAAGAAGCAAAAGAGGCGGAGCCGTGCTCCGCCTTGGTGATAAGAAACTGTTTCTTGTTGGCCGCCTTGTCTACAAGGCTGACAAAAGAAATCTTTGCATCTGTGATGGCGTATGCTTTCTCGATTTTGCTCATGGTTTTCTCACCTCCTCTCTACGCTCCTAGGTAGGGCGTCTAATGGTCGGCCATGCGTCCTTGCCGCTGCGCTCAAGGAGTGCAACGTCAAAGGGCTTGCGGCCTATATCCTCAAGCGATGAATAGAACCAAACGACAATATCATCGCACTGGGGCTCGTCTACGATGGAGAAAATGCGCCGGAGCTCGTCCTCCGGTGCGTCTGCCGGTGCTGCGCACCACTTGACGATGCGCAGCCTCCCGGGGAGCTGGTATCTCTCGACCCGCTCCACATGGTACTTAGGCTTGAAAAGGCGGCGAATAATCGCCGAAACGATGCGGTCAAGTGCTTTCCACATTGGGCTCCTCCTCCGGCATAATGATTTTGACGTTGGGGGTTCTCAAGCAGAGCCTCAATCTCGGATAAATCGGCTCCGAATGCAATCCGTAATTCAAGCGTTGCGGGCTGTCCTGCGTCATGGTGCAGGGTGTACCCGTTTACGATGTTCGCCAGCTCAATGCCGTCGATTTTGAGAATAGTCCGCTTTCCAACTCGGGCTTCGTCGATGGTAACTTTCATGTGTAGTCCTCCTCGTTGATGCCTGCGCGCGCCTTGTTCTGCGCGTCGAGCTCTTTCTCCCACTCTCCGTCGTCCTCCGCGATGGCCTGCGCTTGGAGGGCCTGCCGCTCCTCAAGGGAGAGGCCGAGCACCTCCTCACTAACTACCGGCTGCAAAAGGCAATGGCAGTTGACGCTCTCTCTCGGCGGCAAGCAGACGTCTCGTGGGGTCATGGGGTAGTAGGTATTCCCGTCAGCTCCAATCAGGGTGAACGGCTGGCCTTTCGGGACGCGGACGCCATCCATATCCACATGGTTCTGTCGCGGGTCGTTTCGGTAGGCTCCGGTGTGTTTCCACATCTTCTCCTCGACGGCCGGGCTCTGGATGTAGCTTTCGAGCTGCGCGTAGCCGTGCGCCCGGAGCACCTCCGTCAGGGCCACGCGCCGTGCGCGGTAGCCCGGGGAGCGGATGCCGCTGTCTGCAATGAGGTTTGCGACGTCGTTGATGCCCTTGCCGTCGTTCAGGCCCTTTTTCAGGACTGCCTCGATTTCGGTCTCGGTGTCCAGCTTCATAATGTCGGCGAGGTCGCTGCTCCACGAGCTTATCCAATCGGTTGTCCGCTTGGTGAGCTTCGTAACGGTGAGCTCTGCATCCGTTTTCTGGACGTAAGCCTCAACATACGTCGGCATGATGGTGGAAAACTGAGTATGGAAAACGTCGAAAAGGTCCTGCGCCAGCTTGCTCTTGTTCTTGAGCTTCGGCCAGTTGTCCTTGAAGAAAGTTTCAAGGTCGATGGCGTCCGCCAGCTCCTTGAGCAGGTCGTCGGCGTTGTCCTCGAGGAGCTTCGTCACGACCTCCTCGATTTCGTCCACGGTGTTCAGGCTCTCTTTTGCCTTGAGGTATCCCTCCATCGTGAGCTGCTCATACAGGTCGTTTTCTGCTTTGGCGAGGTATGCGTCGATGGCCTTGATTAGGGGTCTGCAGCGTAAGCACTTCACTCCGCGTCGCCCTCCTCCTGTTTCATGTCAGTCAGCAGGCGGCGGACCTCTTTCATCACGGCGACGAGCTCCGTCTCATTAGCGGCTGCCGCTTTCTGAATCTGGCCGTCGAGCTGTTCCTCCACGCTAGGCCCGCCATGCTGGGCGTTCTGCGTGGGCTTTGCCTCCGGCTGTGCGTTTTCCTTGCCAGCGTCAGAACCGCCATTCTGCGCCACGCTGGGGCTGTTTCCGGCCACGGCGAGGGCTGCGGCTCGCTGCTGCGCGTTTGTAAACGCAAGAGGAACGTCGCCCCACTCCTCTGGGAAGTCCTCCGAGGTCTCGCCGAGGGCCTTGTACAGGACGCTCTTTGCCTTGTTCGGGGTGAGGCCGCCCGCGTTGTTGCAGACGGTCAGCAGCTTGTACAGGTCGTCCGGGTTTGAAACGTCCGGCGCGCGGAAGAACACCTCGACGTACTTGAACTGATAGCAGTTGAGCAGCCTGTTGTTGATGGCCCACGCAAGACGCCGCCGCTCCGGCTGGAATACCTGCTTCTCGGTCACTTCCATGGCTGTCTGTGCCGTCGCGCGGTTGAAGTCCGTCGTGTATCCGGTGTACAGGTCCGGGAGCTGGAACGCACTCTGCACTTTCCGCCTGTTGTTTTCGAGGTAGTCTTGGAAAAGCTCGTCCTTTTGCAGGATAGCAGCAAGGTCCTTGACCTCGACCTCCGGCCGGTTCTCGGCGTTGAATCCGGTGCGGTTGTCTGCCGCCTCCGTTTCCAGAACCATGAAACTGTGCTGGCCCGCCTCGCCGTTCATGTACTCCTTGAGCTTGGCGAAACTATCGTCCGTCAGGCTGCCGCCCTTTACCATAATCAGCAACGGGGTGTGTCGGCCGTTCAGGAAGTAGTTATTGTTGAGGCTCTCCGCTCTCCGGGCTCCGTCTACGGTAAGGATGGAACCAACCCACCGGACCTTGCCGTATGTGGCGGTTCCGATGGCGAACTCGATTATTTCGTTGGCGCGGCTCTTGAACTCGAGCTCGGTGACGTACTCTCCGCTCGTCGGGTCCATGATTCGCGGGTCTCCGAACTCCTTGTAGTAGACCGTCTTGCCGTTGACAGTCTGCTTATACTTGCGGAACTTCCTCATGCGGTTCTCGGTGTGGTCCCGGTGGAAATACGTCACCTCGACGCGCGGGTCCAGCCTCCGGCTCTTTTCCACGCTGGGGGTGTCCTCGATGAACTCGAGCTGTATGACGTTCCCGTCCATGTCCCGGATGACCTCTGCGTAGGCGCAGCCGTAGGTTTCCCGGGCCTCCACGATGTCCTCAAAGAGTTCGTTGCTCTCCTGCTCCATGTTGAGCATCTCGACGACCTCCGCCGCCCGGTCCCATTCCGCTTTCATCTCCGGGGTTTCGTCCGCGTCTGCAAAGTCGTCTTTGTATCGGATGTCAATGCCGAATCCGGCGATGTTGGACTTGTAGGCCCGGATGCACTGCGGGAGTATGGTGCTTTCGTCCACCATCTTGGAAAGCCCTCGGAGGTCAAACGGTGGCTTTGCCCAAACGCCTGCCGTGTACGCCTCCTCCGGCGTGATTTGCAGGGAGCCGTCTGCTTTGGCGATGGGCTTCATCCCGCCGCGCTGCTCCGGGTCGTCCGCTTTAACGATGCGGACGTTTACCCGCTGCTGGGCGGGCTGCTTCTTGTCGCTCACTTCTTAACGTCTCCTCTCCTCTTGGGTTTGACCGGCAGGCACAGCAGGAGGATGCAGTCGGCCTCGTCGGGCGAGTGCATCCCGCGCTTTTTCATGGCGTCCTTGCTCTCCACGCGGATTTTGGCGTCATCGGTCATGGAATACTTTCGTGTGGAAAGCTGACCGACAAGGTCGTTATCGTTCGGGAGAATGAGCTGGACTGGCTTCTGTGCGCCATCCGGCGTCTGCGGTGCAAGTAGGTTCTTTACGACGCTCATCATGTAGGTGGTGCTGTCGTAGTAAAAGTCATGGTGTATGCGCTGGCCGAAGTAAACAGGGATAATATCCATCCACCAGAACCGCTCCGGCTGCTCGCGCTTGACGCGCCGCAGGCGGTCCGTGACGCCGCCGCCAAGGCCGCTGTCGTCTATCTTGATGGGGATAGCCTTGTCGAACCGGTACTTTTCCATGAGCTTTAGGCCAAGCTCCATGATGTCGTCGGCCGTCTGCATAAGGTCCTGCCCGCTCTTGCGCTTATAGAACATGGCCTTTTCGTCCACCTTGTAACCGATGACGGTGCGGTCGTCGCCGTAGCGGGCAACGTCGCAGCCGATGTCGATGCGGGAGGGCTTTGTCGGTTCCGTCCATTCGGTCATAATGGATTTTTCGACGAGCGGCAGAGGGATGAAAACATCGTTCTCCTGCCAGGGGAACTCTCCGGCGACACGAACACGGAAAACGTCCGAATCCTCGCCGTACATCTGGATGATGGTCTTGACGAAGTCGTCCGAGACGCGGCTGCTGTTCCGGCCGTCAACATGGAACGTGGTGTAGCTGCCTCTGTTCTTGTGGTGGCTGTCATAGAAAAAGCCCGACAACTGTGTCGGGTTTCCGCACATGAGCAGCCGCGCTCCGGGCGTCGAAAGTGCGCCCAGCACCGGCTCGAACACCTTGTCATCCACGCCGCTGGCCTCGTCGATGATGTAGAGGATGTCGTCAGCGTGGAATCCCTGCAGGGCGTCCGGCTTGCTGGCCGTTCGGGCCACAGCGAACCACTCCTCGGGGTACTGCTTCATGTAGACCTTTTCCTTTGTCCACATCAGCTCCCGCTCGAGGGCTTTATTGTTGCGCAGCCACTTGCTTATTTCCGCCCACAGAATATCGAATAGCTGATGCTGCGTCGGGGCTGTGCAAGGGATTTTGGGGAATGGCCGGGTTGACATAAACCAGATAACGGTCCACGCCTCGACCGCGCTCTTGCCGATGCCGTGGCCGCTGCGGACGCTCGTCATCTGATTCTTTGCCACAGAATCCAATATGGCGCGCTGGTTCTTGTCCGGCGTAACGTGGAGCAGGTCCTCGACAAAATCAGCCGGGTGGTCTGCGTAGTACAGGATAGCCTCTTGGGTCATCATGTCTGTTCTCCTCGTTTCCGGTTCTCGTATGCGGCCGCGATTTCATCGGCGAGGGAGAGCGTGGTTTCCTCCTGCTCCTCCGCCGTCTTGCCTCCGGCCGTGACGCCTGCCTCCTCCATCCGGTTATCCCGCTCAAGCTCTGTGGCCTTGTCGAGGAACTGGATAATGTCTTTTGGCGTCATCGACCCGTCCGGCAGATTCTTGAGCTCCGCGAGGGCTTTCTCTTGGAGCTGTAATGCGATGCCGATGTGGCGGGTCCTCATTTTTTTGTACTTTCGGAGTGCCTCTTGTCGGGCTACGTCATCCAAATGGTTGTCATACGCTCGGCAGCGTTCTCCCCACTTTTTCTCGCGGCTCCAACGCTTGATAAGCGTGTCACTCTTGGATAACTGTTCGGCAACGACCCGTAGGCTCCTGTTTGAGCCCATGTCTCGGTAGATGGCAAATGCCTCGTAGGCCTGCGCGCTTTCGCCCGGTTGACGCTCCCAAAGGTCGTCTTTGGTCCTATTCGGCATTGTCCTCCTCTCCTCACTTTCAGCTCTGTCCCGGGCTGCGAGGCTCCGCGCCCGTAATCCAGAATAGGGTGCTTTCCGGTGCGATGCCGGAGCTTCTAAACCACTGCATCGTCTTTGCCTCGTAATGAGGATGCAGGCGAATGCCCCCCCATGTAGCCGCTGCGGACTTCTCATAGACGAATCCGGGGCTGTGGAAAAGGTCGTGGTACTCAAACTCTCGGTCTGCGCCGTACTTTTTGAGGGTCTCATGGATGAATCCGCGCCGGTCCGGGGCCGTGGCTACGAGGTGCATCCTCTTGACCCGTTTCCCGTACCTGTGCAGTCCTATCATCACGCCGGCGGCGGTGATGCCGCTGCCGCAGGTCATCACGAGGTTTTCTATATCGTCCGGGAGGTTCTCTGTCTGCGCCGCAACTGCGGTTAGCAGCGTGTCGCCGTACCCGATGATATTGATGCCGTACTGGACAATAAAGCTGTTTTCCTGCGCCGCCAGCTCTTTTGCGCGGGCGCGTAAAATGCTGTGGCGGCCGGAACGTGCTGCGAGCACTATGGACGCCCCATATTTCATCGCCAGCCGGGGCATAGGCAGAGCCGCAACGCTCTCCCGGGTGGTTCCGCCGTACACGATTCTGCACGGCATCCCGTTTGCCCGGGCAACCGCTGCGGTGATGGGTGCTTGCGGGGAGTGGATGCTGCAATACGTCAGCAGGCTCTTGTAGTCCTTCTTGACGCTGTTCA